AGGAGGTCCAAAAGGACTCCCACAGGGGCATATCTCTATGCCCCTACCCCTCCGCTATTAAAACGGAGGGGTCCACCTGGTCTTGATGTGGACGGTACCAGGACGTCCTGCACGCTGAAGATGCCTTCTGTCCACAAACGGCTCATCGCCGGTGTTCAGAACATGCTTCATCAAGGCCCCGTAGTCATCCAGTAGTGATACTGGAATCTGCGGACTGGTTACAACACCCCTGACAAGGGGGCGCTGCAATTCGTCGTCATATCGGTACTCCTGGCTAGGGAGCCCGAATAAATCTCTCACTTTGTGAGAATGACGGCCTTGGAGGATTGACCTAGAGATGAAGTCACCATTCTCATCTTCGGTCCACTTGACGTACGGGAAGGGGATAACCCGCCCGATTAAGACGTCAAGAAATTCAACAGTATCATGATAACCAAGATGGAAAAATTGGTTCCTCATTGATACTGCTGATTCGATCCTCTCAGCGTACCGCCTGTCGACGGGAAGCAAGTTCCTACAACGAGCCACAGTAACCTCGTGGCCGTCGTAGTACTCTTTGCCGCAAGACTCTCTGAACTTTCCAGTCCAGAAAGACTTTTTGGTATTGATCTTGAATCCAAAGGACTCAAGAGCTTCCGTCACAGACTGCACATAATCTACGGGGACAATAATATCGTCCCCATAGACACGCACCTTACCATAAAGGGATCGAACATCCTTCATGGTGAGTGGGCGATTGAGCGCATTCTGGACCCCTAGGAAGACCACCGTCATAAAGACAATGGATTCCATTGGAAAACAGAGCGCTGAACCCATGGACGCAAACTTGGCAAGAGAGACAACAGTCTTCTTGTCAGGCATAACAGCCGTCAGGCTTCTTGTAGCGTCTACCGCATCCCGTAGGACACGGTGATTCGCTAACAGGAGCCTTACATGCTGATTCGAAACCCTATCCGAAGCCTCACTGAGATCCAGTGTGGCAAGAGTTCCAGAAATGGAACCCTCTCTCGCCAGCCGTTGGTTTGGCTGTTGAGATTTCATATCGATGAGATGCCTCGCGTTGTCACTGCGACTAATCTCATTCACAATCATGGCGAGAATCCCTTGTTGCATGTATTGCATACAAGTAGGTTCCTCGGCTATGATACGTGGGGTTTTGAGCGTCTTGGGGACGAGAGTAACCTTTACGGGCCTCTCATCTCCAGGTTCGAGGATTGTAACTCCATCCATCCTATCAAGAAACGGATGGCCTGGGATCAGATACTCCCAATGCGGGAAAATCTGCTCCAGACGACGAGTCCACGTAAGCTGATTATACTTTGCGTTGCCGCGAAGCTTATCAGCAGTGGCGCCAGGACCGTGCCTAGGCATGACTCCCTCCTTATAGACTCTAGAGTCTATATTAGAGAAGAGCTCAGCCCAGAGCAAACGGCCGATCCTACTGAACTCCTCGAGCCTTTTGGGTTCAGAGAGTCCAAGTAGGTCAAACTGGCGTACATCCTTCTCACACTCGAGATACTTTGCGATCGCTGCATCTTCCCTCTCGGGAGTACAACGAATGCTAACCTTTCCGAGCAGCAGAGTTATCTGCCTAACGGCTTGGATAGCATTTACGCTAGGTGCGTCGAGCAATCGACCACTACTTCGATCGAACACGAGATCAAGGAAACCTCCGAGAAATCGGGGGAGACCGCCTGTCCACGAAAATCCAGTGAATAGGTCGTGACTCACGAATCCCTGGTCCAGACTTCTTTCGAAGTCGGAACAGAAATTCGGGAGGGACATCGTCAAGAACGATATCCCTTCGTGTTCTGAACGTTCCGCGACGGTTTTTCCGTCGCGGATGGTGCTTGTGCCACATCTCGTCCCCGCCTCGGCGAGGACGACTTGTAAGAACGCGATAAGGCTTTTCATGAATCTCCCTTTTGGGTAGATCATTCCTTAGCCATAGTCGCAGTATAGCCGGCAGAGCTCTAATCATCTCTACCAAAATGGTAGTGATTAGTTCTCTCCACCCAAAAGCTGGGTGACCTTCGCGCCAGTCGAGGCGGTGAGATATGCAACAAGAACATCCGTTGCAGTCTTCTGCTCCGCTGCCGTGAAACCATTCACAGGGTGGTCAACAACGATGTACACTGACATCGAGTTTCGCACGTTCTGTGACGGAACCAACGGGTCAGCGGAGATCTTCGACTGGGTCAACCTCACGGTACGCCGCGTCCTCTTGCCATAGGCAGAGGAAACGGACAGTTGAACAGTACCGTCAGCGCTAGAAAAAGCGCCGGCGTTCTGTCCAGAGGACACTCGCGGAAGCGATGTGTTCCCACCGAGAGTATTGATGGTCTGAGGATCGGCAAACGACATGGCAAACGTCCTAACAAGGCGTTACTTCTAGCTCGGGATTTCCGAGCTAGCCTGCGCTATATTATTAGCGCAGTTTGCCAGGCGACTTGGTCATGCCAAGAGCACCTAGGATGGCCCATCTAGAGGGTGACAAACTCTCCAGGTTAAGGCCGAATCCGTAAGGTGTTGCCCTCACTCGGGTTTTACTCCGAGTCTCACAAAATGAGGTGAGGGTCCGAGGGGCACTCGCTGTATCAGCGGGTACCAATCCTTGGACGGAGATCTGTTTGACGCACCGTATATCGTGCATCACATAACCATACCGCAACACTAAGCTGTCCTCTGACAACATACTGGCATTAGAGAGAAAACTCCCAATGTCAGAATGCCAGTCGATCAGCCAGGACCATGGCGTCAGTTCCCAGACGGTACTCGCATTCATGCGAATACCAAGAAGGTGGTTAGCCTTCTGCTCCCACGATTCCATCCGACCCAGAAAAGAATGAGCCTGGGACAGATAGTACGTGAATGCACCTGAGAACCACACATCGCTAGTTGTGCTTTGTGTGATTGACGCCGCCGGAATCAAGTCATAGATGTAGCGCTCAAACGGATTATCTCCGTAGAGTGCCATAGTTATACCCCCACCAGGGGCTAACTCCTCGCTATGAGCTTGACTATTGAGGTGCCTTTGCCTCCGGACATTTTTGCCGGAGTCACGAGAAAATTGCCGCGTCAGTTTCGACGCATGCAACACTCCTCGTGCCATCTTCTGTAAGTCGTTAATAAACGGCTTGATGCCGAACTGCAGGTTAAGATGTTCGTCGCCCAATGTATGGGTTCCGAACCTTTCCTGCACGCTCGACCATCCGACGAGCTCGGGTAATTTCTCCCGAAGCTCGCCGACGAATTGGGCTAAGGCGGCCTCAGGTTTCGTAGGCATCGCCATTGACATTAACTTGGCACCATCTGCATTCACTGCAGCGGTACTAGGTAATGACAATGTGGGATATTCGGTTGTCTGAAAGAATCCTGGAAAACAATATCCAGTATATTCTACAGGTCCGAATGGCCCAGTTGGCCTAGACATTGACACTGGCGGTTGCCAGGTAATGCTATGCCTTAGCGAAGTGAACTCGTGCCCATTATCGGCGGTACCGAGATTTCTCCCGGTCCACGACTGAGCAGAAGACCTGCCAAGGTCTCCGGAATTTTCTTCCTCGAGCTCTTTCAGAAACTCTTGTTGAGATCCTGAAACCTGCGTAAACCCTTCCGAGAGGTCAGATTTATCGAGTTTTCCAGTACGGAAACCATCGATAGTCTGATCCCCCTTGGGCACGGAAATCGTACCATGATCACCCCAGAAATTGTCGAACACACCATTGTGTGTCCAGCGATACTGGAATGTCTGATACGGTTCATTTCGTCCTTCGACGACCATGTCCAGGTCCTTCCTTACGGTTTGGTGACACACACTCAAATCTCGCTAGTTGTTTCCCATACCTTCTGACCAACTGGTCAGGGGTGTGGAACATTCTGGCGAAATAGAGATGCCAGATTCTACTAGAACCTTCAGTACCATCCTCCACGCAATGTCCTGCGTCTCTTCTTCAGAGACAGCAGAAAACAGGCGGAGGTGGTCTGTAAGGCCCTGGAGAATACTGCCAAAGTCTAGAGAAGACCTCTGCAGTACCGCTTTTGTAGCTGCTATTGCGAGAACCTCGCAATAGCCGCTACAGATACTACAGACTTCTTCCATGACTTTTCTCCTTATATAGAGTGTGGCTTTGCCTGCAACTGTCCTTATGAGACAATGTGTTACAAGCGCTGGGGAGCCCTTAG